GTAGATAGATGCGGCCCCGGCCACTGAATACTTTGTATATTCTCTAAGGCGGCACCTAGACAAAACCGCTGTGGCCCCGTTGTACGGACAACCCACTTATAGCAGTAGCAGATAGGCTAACCCACCGGACGGAATTCACCTCTAGTCTGAAAGGAGTTTGGCAATGGCTGAAACTGCATTCCAAACCCAATACCGACAAGAGTTCATTCATGGATTTGAGGACAGACAATCCCGTCTGCGCTCAACCACCGTCACGGAAACAGTCATTAAAGGCAACAAGGCAGTGTTCTTGGTTGCTGATAGTGGTAGTGCTTCGGCACAGACCCGCGGCGTGAATGGTCTCATTCAAGCTCGGGCAGATAATCTCACTCAGAATACGGCGACGTTGAAAGAGTGGCATGATCTGGTTCGTAAAACTGGCTTCAATGTCTTCGCCTCCCAAAGTGATCAGAAGCGGATCATGCAAGAGACGAGCATGGCAGTCATCAACCGTCAGATCGATGATGACATCATCACCGTTCTCGACACCATGACCAACGATACCGGCACCAGTGCTATCGCCACTTTGGATATGATTGCGAAATCAAAGACTATCCTCGGCGATAACTTCGTACCTACTGAGGAAATGGACAACATGTTTGGCCTTATTTCTCCGGGTTTCGATAACTACCTGATGCAAGTTCCTGAATATGCAAGTGGTGACTATGTGGAGGTTAAACCCTTCAATGGTCCAACACGCATGTTCCATCGCTGGTATGGAATCAACTGGATCGTTCATCCTCGCCTCACCGGCTCTGTTGGTGCTGGCGGTGCTGGAACTACCGAACAGTGTTACCTCTATCATCGCAATAGCCTCGGTCATGCCGTGGATAAAGCAACGATGGAATCACCTGTTGGGTATGACGAAGAACAGGATTACTCCTGGGCTCGTTGCACGGTCTTCATGGGCAGCGTCTTGCTGCAAAACTCAGGCGGCGTTCAGATGAAACACGACTCATCTGCATACGCAGCAAGCTAAAGGAGGATAACACATGGCTTATGCACCAATTGGTTCTACAGTTGTTGGTTCTCATCCTTCAATTGGCTTCCAACCCGTTGCGATGGGTTCGACTGGCTACGGCAATTGGGTTTGGTCCTCGACCTACCTGCAAGCCGAAATTGGCACGTCGGATTTCATTAGCGACGGTCAAGCAATTGGCCTCAAGGTGAATGATGCTATCAGTCACACGGGCTCAAGCGGATTGTCGGTTCATAGAGTTACAGCGGTTGGTGCGACGTTTACGTCTCTCAGCCTCGGTAACCTCTCTGCTTCGGCATCTTAATAAGGAGGTAGCAACATGGCTTATGAAACAGGCAACCCGCCACATCTCAGTGGTGATCAGCCGGTCTCAGCACCGCGGACGTGGAAGTATAATAGCTCTCACACTCAAGCCGTGGTGGGTACGTCAGACCACATCTCAAACGGTCAAGATATCGGAATGGCTGTTGGTGACTCTGTAGTCTCTGTCGGCTCAACAGCCGCTGGCGCTTACAAGACCAGCTTCCATGCTGTGACTGTTGTGGCTTCGACCTACACGAGCCTGACGACTGGACTACTTTTGAGTTCAGCCTCCTAAAGAAATCCCTTGGTCGGGATTGAGTGGGGGGCATCTGTAATGGGTGTCCCCTGTTTCTTAAACAGGAAAGGAGCCTAAAATGGCTACCAAAAAGACAGCACCAAAAGCAGACAAGCCGGTTCAAGGCGATATCCAAGAACAGGAAGCACCAAATCCTGCCAGAGCAATTGCGCTGCCGGCAGTTGACTTCAGACTACAAGAAACCGTCCAGGCACAATTCACCGCACTGGTCCCTGCCGGCACCACACGAGAGCAGGTACTTGACCCAACCTATTGGAAACATGTCTGCAAGCAGATGCCCACCATGTCCGAGCTGACGATCTTACCCAAAGACGGCTCATGGTATGGTAAGTATTTTGTTCGTTATGCCGGCCGTCTGACAGCAAACATCGTTGAACTCCAATGGCTGGAGCTGGAAGCTCTGAGCTCAGACGATGTCACCAATAAAGACTTCGACGTGGTCTTCTCAACAGTCGATCGCTTCTCAGTCATTCGCCTCGATGATCAGATGGTCATGAGCAAAGGTCACAATACTGAGACCGATGCGATGGAGTGGATGACCAATCACTCGCGCTCGTTGGCCGCTTAAATGGCGACGACAACCAAAACAACCCTCTATAACGGAGCCCTGTTTCTGCTCGAGCAGCCGAAGCTGAGTTCCGTTACCGAGGACAAGGAGGCGCGACACGTCCTTGACCACTTCTATACAAGCAAGGATGCCAGGACAGATTGCCTCGAGATGGGCAACTGGAACTTCGCCACACGCACCATTCGTCTTGATTACAACTCAGACATCGATCCAGACTTTGGATTGAAGCGCGCCTTCACCAAACCCTCTGACTGGATCAGAACCACTGAGATCTCAAGCGACGAATACTTCAGTCATCCTATGACCGATCACCAATACAAAGATGAACAACTTTACTGGTTTGCAGACATCGATGAAATCTATGTGCGCTTCGTCTCAAACGGTGCTTCATATGGGTTTGATTTCAGTGTGTGGCCAAAGTCCTTTGAGCAGCTGGTTGAACACTATCTGGCGTGGAAGATTGCACCTCGCATCAACCCCAAGAAGCTCAAAGACGTACAGAAAGAATTCATAGAGTCCCGTAAGAATGCTCTATCAAAAGACGCATTGCAGGAAGGCGTCAAGTTCCCACCCGAGACAGGATGGCAATCAGCGCGTAGCCGCAGCCGTGGCAGTCGCAGAGATCGCGGTTCTCGCTCATCATTTACGGGGTAGCCCATGGCCGAAGAGAATGCCCCACTAGCCACGTTTAACCGAGGCATCGTTGATGATCGAGCTGTCGGCCGACAAGACATCAAACGCATTGCCCTGGCAGCATCAGACCAAACCAACTGGATGCCGCGCTCATTAGGCGCGATGTCTCTGCGTACCGGCCTCGAGAAGATCACCGAGAGCTATAACTCCCAGCGCGCCAAATACATCCCCTTCATATTTGCCTTTGATGATCAGGCGATGATTGAAATCACGGGCGGCGTCATGCGCGTCCTGAATGGCGACATCCCGATCAAGCGTCCAGCCAATAGCACATCGATCGCCAACGGTCAGTTTGTCGGCAATCTCTCATCATGGGTAGACAATGATGAATCTGGCGCCACATCATCCTACAGAGAGGTGGGTGGTCACGGTCATCTGTCGCTGGTTGGAACACGGTTTAATGCAGCCATCCGAGATCAGGAGGTGTTTGTCACCGATGGCCAGTCTTCTCCAGGCAGCGTGGAGTGTGGTGAGCCAAGAGTGTACGACCGCGAAAGCCGCATCACAGCAGCCGAGCCCAAGATGATGATGACGGCAGGTCCGGTTGCTGGCGTTCATCAACACGCTGTCAGGATTGCTGTCCATCGTGGACCTGTGATCATGTCGATCGGATCCTCTGAGGGTGCTGCTGATTACATCTCTGAGAGCTCACTGGATGAGGGTATTCATTCAATTGCCTTCACGCCTCGAGGAAACTTCTTCATCCGTTTTGCCTCCCGCCTGGAGCGTGAAGCTCTTGTTCATGCAGTGTCCATTGAAGACCCAGGTGATTTGGTATTGCCCTCACCCTACAAAGAATCAGACCTCGACAATTTGAGGTGGGAGCAATCAGGAAATGCGATCTTCCTGGCATGCAACGGCTTCCAGCAATACAAGATCGAGCGCAGAGGATCCGTATCGTGGGGTCTGGTCAAGTATCTGACATCTGATGGACCCTTTAGAGTGATCAACACCTCAGCGACGACCATCACATCCAATGCGTTGGGTGGTGAGTGTACCCTTACAGCATCGAGGTCATTGTTTACATCCGGTCATGTCGGCTCATTGTGGCGCATGCGATCGGTGGGCCAGACGGTGACGGCTGTAATCACGGGTGAAGGTGAGTGGACTGACGGCATTCGTGTGGTTGGTGTGGATAACTCCCGTATCTTTAAACTCTCACTGTCTGGCTTGTCAGGCACATCGAGTACAGCAACCCTCCAGCGGTCAATTGATGATGAGAGCTCGTGGACAGATGTGTCAACATATACGACAAATCAGAGCTCGGTTAATTATGATGACAGCCTCGATAATTCAATAACCTTCTACCGACTTGGTGTTGATACCGGCGACTATACTGCTGGAGATCCACCAGGGACCACCATCACCGCAACGCTGGTCTATCCTGGGGGCGGCATCACGGGTGTGGTTCGTCTTCACACCTTCACCTCCCCCACATCGGTGGGTGGATCTGTCGTTGTGCGCCTCGGATCCACAGCGGCAACCGCTGAGTGGTATGAGGGCGTATGGTCAGATAGGAGGGGCTGGCCGACAGCTGTCACCGGCTATGAGGCGAGGATGTGGTGGTTCGGTCGAGATTGGATCATTGGGTCTGTGACCGACAGCTTCCACAGTTTTGATGATGAGCTGACGGGCGACAACGCACCGCTTGTGAGAACATTGGGGCAAGGTCCGGTAGATGTGATCAATTGGGGTCTCGGGCTGCAACGGCTGATCATCGGTATTCCATCGGCCGAGATTTCAGTACGGGCGTCAGCCTTCGATGAGCCGCTGTCAATTTCAGACTTTAACTTGAAGAAGGCAACAACCAAAGGTTCGGCTCCTGTCAGAGCTCTCTCTGTCGATAGCCGCGGGGTATTTGTCGATCGATCAGCCTTCAGGGTATGGCAGCTCGAGTATTCATTTGACAGCAATGACTATGGGTCCACAGACCTTAGTCTGCTGGTCCCAGACATCGGCAAGCCTGGAATTATTCATATGGAGGTGCAAGAGCATCCAGACACCCGCATTCACTGCGTGAGAAAAGACGGCACAGTGGCATTGATGGTGTATGACCCAGGCGAAGAAATACGCGCCTGGATCCCGGTTACCACAGGCGATGCTGATGGTCAGAACGGTGTCATCACTGATGTTGTTGTTTTACCCGGCACAGAAGAGGACAGAGTCTATTACCAAGTCCTTCGGGTAATAGATGGTAAGAA